TGGGCGGGGCCAGATCGAGAAGCGCCGAGACGGCGTTGCGCGCGCGCCCGACGCTCCAGCTTTCGAGATAGAGCGAGAGCGAGAAGAAGAAGGCTACCGTCGCGGCCTCGAAATACTCACCCAGCCCGATCGCGCCCGCCACGGCCACCACCATCAACAGGTTCATGTCGGGTGAGAGTCTGCGGGCCGACGACCATGCCTTTGGCGCCACCAGCCAGACACCGAACACGATCGCCAGCGCGAAGAGACCGATTTCGACCATCGGCATCGGCGCCTCGCCATGACCCGCGAACAGTCCCAGCGCGCCACCCAAACCTGTCTCGATGATATGATAAATGAAACCCGCGGCCCAGAATCCGCCGCTTGCTGCCGTAAACACCTTCTGGCGGGCGAGATGCGCGGCCTGATCCGCGGCGGCGTTGCCGGCGTCCCAGGGCCTGGCACTCATGCCCGTGCCTGCGACCAGCCTGATGATCCTGTCGTCCGGAATGGATTTCGCAGTATCGAGAACGGTCATGCGCCCGTTGATCACGTCGAAGGCCAGATGCTCCTGCCCGCCGACTGCCGGCCCGACGACCTTGTTCAGGATCGAGACCTCTTCGGCGCAATCCAGCCCGCTGACCTGGAAGCTCCGCCCAGTGACAGGGCCGGACGCGGCAGGAACGACATCCGCACAGGTAGCCGTTCCACCGCAGCAGGCGCCATTCGTGCTCTCCGACGCCAACGGATGCGCGTGGTCGTGATCGTGATCGTGATTGTGGGCAGTCTTGGACGACATGGTCGGGCCTCGGATTTCTGAGTGCCCGTCACGGATACTCCCTACAGCAACTAGAGCTTCAAGAAGAATCTTGCGATCCGCTCGGAGCGAGATGGACGGCGTCGGCCGAACGACGTTTTCTCCAAGCAGGCCACTTCCATCGAGCGCGGGGCGGTCAAGCGCACATTCGAGATCTTGATCAGAGGCAGGCTTTCGCCTGATTCCGCATTACACTGTAGTCGGAGAGCATTTCGGCAATGGCCGAGTCATCCGGCAGCAGGATCAGCTCATCAGCCGCCCGCGCCTGGAACTCTCGGCCATACTCGACCACGGGCGGACAGGCCCAGAACCCACCGCCGTCAGAACTCACCGCCGCGCAGCCGCTCAGCAAGTTCGTCGCGATCGCGAGGGCGGCGAGCAGACACTTCCAGCATCTGGCGTTGGACATCATTGGCCTTCTCCGTGGTCTCAAGGCGTTCGGCGAGGCGTCCCGCTCGCTCGCCGGACCGACGCAAGGTCAGCAGGAACAGAAGGATCGCGATGGCGATGACGCCGTGGCGAAGAGCCGCGCGCGCCCATGCCGATCCGGCGAGCGTGGCGACGAGTTCACCAATCATCGCCGCCCCCGCTTCCAGTCATCGAGCCGAGCGTAGATCGTGACCGCGATCCCGCCGAGAGCCACGGCGATGAACACCCAGCGCAACGTGTCGAGATACGGCACGAGTGGCAGGACGGCGCTTTGCGTCTCCGCCAGCACCTGCTGGGCGACTTCCACCCCGGCTGCGCCGAACGTCGCGACACCCGCCGCCCCGCCACCCTTCATCGTGCGGCTGTCGGCCAGCGCCTCGCGCGCGGGCGGCGTCTCGGCTGCAAATGCGGTCGCACGGACCGGAAACCGCTCGCCCCACTGTCGCGCGGGGCCAAGGTCGACATGGATGAACCCCGAGCGCGGATAGAAGCCGAAGCCGAGGAACCCCACCTCCCGTGCCGAGGCCTCGAACGCCACCGGGTCGTGGTTCGCCATGGCGATGTCGAAGGCGGCGCCGTCAAGGTGCTTGGAGCGGGTCGCGCCGCCCACGGCGCGGTTGTGCTCGGGGCTGCGATAGGCCGAGCGCACGATCAGCGGCTTGCCCAGCCGGTCGCGCAGCGCCTGCAGCCTGTCGAGCGCGGGCGCGTTGACGAGCAGCGTGCCGGTGCCTCGGCAGGCGATTTCGGCCGGGCTGAAGTTCGGCCAGCGCCAGGTGCTCTCAGGGACGTCGCGCCAGTGGCGGTGGAAAGTCGTGATCATGGGGTCCTCCGAAAGCGAAAAAACCCGCCTCGAGGGCGGGTCATTGCGGGCAGATGGAATGGGGCGCGGCTACGGGCCGCCGCCGAAGATCTTGAGCTTGATGGCGATGCCCGCGAGCAGCGCCAGCATGACGCCGGTTGTGATCATGCGGACGGCGGTCTGTATGGCGGTACGGCGCACCAGCCGGATGCAATCCACCAAGGAGCGCAGATCGCGGATGTCGAGCGCGGCCTCGTCGCCGTCGAGGCCGACATCGGCGAGCGCGCGCTTCGCGCCTTCCTCGGCGGCGCGTGTCAGGATCGCCTCGAACTCGGCGTCGGGCATGCGGACATGGTCGTCTCCGGAGCGGCGCGGGCTCATGCGGACACGATCCCGACCTCGCCCGGCAGGGTCAGATCGGTCCATGGGCTGGCATCGACCGGATTCAAAGCCCAGCTCGAATAGACAGCCTTGGGTGCAAGCACCGGTACCGCCTCCGGGGCTGCGTCGTGGTTGGTCCCGGCGATGCGCAGGAACCCCGCCGTGGCATCGGGCCCATCTGTGCCTGCCTGCGCGATCTGCTTGAGATGAACGCCTGCAATGGCCGAGACAGACGCGGGGCCGGTCGGCCCGGTCAGCGAAAACGACATCCGCTGCCCAGCCGCGCTGCTGGCGACCCGCGTGGCGATGTCACTATCGCGCAAGGCGTCGATGCTTCCGCTCATCTGGCTGAAGCTGGCGATGGCGTGGGGAGTGCGGCGCACGAAACGCCGCCCGATGGTCGAGACGCCGTCGAGGATCGCGATATGCGCGTAAGACCAGATCCGATTCTGGTACGCCCCGTGCAGGTTGGAATTGGCGAAGACCACCCGCACGGGCTTGCCCTTGGCCCCGGTATTGGCCGCCGTCGCCGCGCTGTGCAACACGCCCTCGACGAAGAGCTCGATGGTGACGTCGGCCCCCACCGCGACGCGGACATCGACCCATTGCGGCTGGCCATTGGCAGCGATGTAGCTGGAGGAGCCCTGCACGCTCGTGTCACCATGCGCTATCGCGTGATAGCGGTTGGTGGCTTGCAGCGGTCGGATCTGCGCAACGATGTTTGTTTGCGCGTCGAAGAACTCGAGGAAGTTCGACACCGCGTCGGGGATCACATTCGCGTCGGCATTGGGGGGGACATAGCGAAACCCCAGCCAGAGATCACCAGCAGGCGCGGGGTGACCGATCGAGAACGGCACCTGAAATGGGCGCGAGCCGGAGAAGCGGATGGCGTTGACGTCGAGCGTCGGGTCGAACCCCCCGGCGGCTGTGTTCAAGAGCCCGGAGATGCCGGAGATGTCGGTGGGTTGATGGCCGAGATGCAGGATGTAGGTCATGGGAGTTCCACTTCGATGTAGAGGGAGGCATGGGCGGCGGAGAGCGCCGTGCCGCCGCCGTGATCGAGAAAGAGCGAGGCGCCGCCGGAGGTGAGGCGCCGCCCGCCGCCGAGATCGAACCATGCCTCAAGCTCCGCGACGCTGAGATCGCGGTCCCAGCCAAACTCGATGAAGGCATGGGCCTGATAGATGCGCAGATCGGGATCCTCGAAGCCCAACGCCTGAATGCCGGGCGGAACCGGGTAGCTGAACTGCGAAGACAGGGAGCGGAGCGTGCCGCCGTCGCCGGGATTGCGGCCTTGGATCTGTGGATTGAAAGCCGCGCTCGGCGCGGCCGTCCAGGTTGCAGCCCCACTCACCGGATCATCGCGCCAGACGCCGTTCCGGCCGATCCAGAGGCGCGCATTGGACGGATCAAGAACGAACATCAGCACGTCGCCCGCGCCGAAGGGGGGCAGGCCGGTCAGGCGCTGGGATGCGTTGGACGTCTCGGAGGACCAAAGTGATCCATTGCCACGCCAGCCGATCGAGCCCAGCGTGATCGGGTTGTTGCCCGTATCGAATTCCTCGCGCTGCGCGGCTGAGACGACGCCCATGTACCCGTCGAAGCTGGTGGCCCCGCTGGGCGCGCAGAGCACCTCCCAATAGCGCCGCCCGTCCGTGGGCAGGATGGCCTTGGCGCTCGGCACCCAGCGCTGGTAGTTCGCTCCGCCCGAGGTGTTCACCGCGGTCTGGTTGCCATCCGACAGCGTGTAGCCCGGCGGGCGACGGGTTGCGTCGAGCTGCCAGGCCGAGCCGATATCGACCGGCGGCGTGTTACCGCCGCCTTGCGCCAGGAGTGCGCCGCGCATCAGGAACAGGTTCATGCGACAGCCCCCGCGAGCGCGCCCTGAATGATCCAGGCATCGGCCCCGCGCTTGACGAGTGCCACGCCCGACCATTGGCCATCGAGTGCGACCGAGCCGCCGGTCACGCCATTGAGCGATACGCCCGGTGCCGCCGCGACCGTGGCAATCCCGGCGCCGACTTGGGTGACATTGATGAGTGTTCCGATCTCGAACGGCACGGTCGCCTCCTCCGGGATCGTCACGGTGACGGCAGAGGAGCCGGTAGTCTCGAGGATGCTGCCCAGATCGACGGCTTCCAGCGTGTGGCTGGTAGTCGTCAGCGTCCGGATCCTCACCATACCCGGGCGCGGTACCTCGACCCACACCCCACCCGTGAACCGCACATGCCGCGCTTCATCCGCGATCCAGACCTGCCAGCCTTCCTCGGGGGTCAGGTAGACCCATGCAGCCGCCCCGGCGGGCGACTGGTCCCAGAGGGCAAGCGCGTTGGCATTGGCGCCTGCCGCGGCGGGCACGATGGCGATCTGGCCCGCGGTGCCGGTCCCAGGAAGTGCTGCGGTCCGCGACGTGGCGCGCGCCTGCACGAGGGCAGAGAGGCGGCGCAGGTCTTCACTGAGGCTGGTGCCCCAGTTGCGCTGGCCGGGGTCATAGAAGGCGCGCAGCCCCAGTCCCGGCATGATCCGTTCGGGCATGCTTGGTCTCGCTTGTCGTTATGTGATGGCGGGGCTCAGGTGCCCCAGAGGAAGCCCCAGCCGCGATCCCATCCGGCGGCGAAGGGCGCGGTCAGCCGAAAGCGGCGTGCCTCGCGGTCAGTGACCCAGCTGCCTCCAACCAGACGACGCGACCGGACGGCGAGGTCGATCTCGGCCGTCCGGTCGGGCGCACCAGTCTCGGAGATGTCCTCCGGCGCCAATGTCCAGCTTGTCCCCATGCCAGCGTCAATCACGATGCCGGGCGGCATGAGCGGTGCGCCCGTGTCGGGGTCGATCCATCGCACCTCGATGGCATAGCCGACTCCCGGCTCCGGCCCGATCGAGGCTGCGGTGTGATCGACGATCACCGGGCTTGTCTGGGTCAGCCGGTCGCGATGGGTCCAGGTCAGCACCAGATCATCGGCGATCAGCGCATCGACATCGGGAGCATAGCTGCCATTGGCCTGCACCCGACCGGGCGGCAGGGGCCGGATGGCGCGCCGGTCGAGCGTCACGCTGTCCTCGGGCGCCAGCGCGAAAGCAAGCGTGCCGCGCCCGGTCTCGGGCAGCAGCCGGATCGCAAGGGTCTCGCCTGCCGCCCAAGAATCCTCGGTGATCCGCGCGCCTTCGTCAAAGAAGATCACCGGCGTATCTGCGGCGTGCGCACGCGGCGCGGAATCGAGGCATCCCCGGCCCACGATGATGGCCGTTGAGGTAATCCCGTCGACGCGCACCAGTTCGCCACCGAGGCTCGCCAGCGTGCCGATGCCGACCTCACCGATGTCGCGCCAGCCGGTGACCGGGAGGACGCGCGCCTCCGGGCTATCGGTCACGTCAGCAGCGAGCAGCGCCGTGGGTGCGAAAGCCACGACGCCCTCCTGCGCAGGGCCGGTGCCGGGATCGATCCAGAGTTCCGCCGCCAGCGCATCGGCGCTGGGGCGCTCGCCCGTGGCGACCACCGCGCCCGCATCGGGATCCTCCGACAGGATGCGGTCGGCCTCGGTATGGCCGAGCTCGCGCACCAGCAGCCAGTACGGGGCTTCCTCGGCCATGCGGCGGGACAGTGCGCGCGGCGGTGAGGCGACGCCGGTCCCCGCCGGCATGCGCCCGCCCGCAATGGCGGTGGCCCCCAGCGCAAAGACGTCCTCGGCGAGCTTGAGGCGGATGCCGTTGTCGCGCCCGTCGCCCTGACCGATCTCCGAGATGCGCATCACAACGTCGTCGAGCCCGAGGCGCGGCGATCGCAGCCGGATCACATCCCCGGGGCCGAGATCCGCGCCCTCACGGTTCACCACGATCTCGCCCGTGAGAAGCGGTACCGAGAGCGCCCGCAAGTCGCGCTCGGCGACACGTATCGCCATCCCCTGATAGCGGATGCCCGGATAGTCGAGCGTGGTGGCGATCACCTCGCCCATGGACTGCACCCGGGCAGTGTCGGTGACAGACACCGCCCCCGTGTCGTCGGTCCAGGCATCGGTGAAGCGCACGGTCACGCTGTTGACCAGGTCCGAGGGCGCGCGGCGCCCCAGCCGTCCCCAATCCACGACATTGGTCTCGTCGAAGAGCGGCAGTGTTGCGGCCGTGTAGTCGGCCCGGATCAGCCTAATCTCCCAGAGCCCGGTGCGCCGGTCGATGAAGAGCGTCGCGTCGATGTGGTCGAGGACACTGGCGATGAACTCCTCGATGGAGCTGTCCTGCTGCCAGATCAGCGACAGGCCGAAGCCCTCGGTGTAGAGCGTATCCGCGGCGGCCGTGAAGCTCGCCCCGATCTCGATGGTGGAATAGCCCAGACCCCAGTCGCGGTTGGTCAGGCACTCCCGGATGATATGGGCCGGGTTCATGTCCGGGCCGTTGCCGAACGCCCCGCGCAGGGAGGCGACCAGCGCCTGGCTGTCGCCGGCCGGGACCACCGGCACGCCGTCCACCGGCGTGTTGTCGATGCGTGCGGTGAAAGAGGTATCGGCGAGCGCGATGTTGAAGCCGAAGATGTCGGCAGGCGGCAGGGTGCGGATGATCGTGAGCGCGGCATCGACCGAGGAAACCGGGGAGGGCTCCCCATCGGTCACGAAGATGACGATCCGCCGCTTGGACCCGCCACCCGCGAAAAACGCACCCGCCTGAGAGAAGGCGGCGTCAAAGCTGGTGCCGCCCGAGGTGGCGTTCGAGAGTGCCAGCATCCAGGCCTCGAGCGCGGCATAGTCGTCCGGGCCCATCTCGCGCCGTTCGGTCGCGTCTGCGACGCCCACGTTCCACAGCACGATGCGGATGTCGTTCGGGCGGTCGGGATCGACGCTGGCTGCAATCTCCCGGATCAGCGCCGCAACGCCCGCCTTCTGTGCCGCCATGCGCGTGCCCGACATCGAGCCCGAGACGTCGAGCGCGATGTAGATCGCCGCGTCCGAGATATTGGCCTCGGGCACGATGGCGGCCTTCTCGGGATACCATTGCACGGCACCCGCCTCGCCGGTCAGCACGCGGGTTACGCGGACCGCCCAAGGTTTGAGATAAGGATTGATGCCGAGATAGACATGCCGCAGGACGAGGCTGCAGAGCCCGCGATAGCCGGGCACGTCGCCATTCATGCGCGCGGCCAGGTAGTCGTTCTGCCCCTGGCCCGGTCCACCCATCAGCACATCGACATCGCCGACGATTCCGCCCTCGCGGCTCTCGCCGCCGAAGAGGTCGGGCTTGTCGATGCGGATACGCCCGCCACCGGCACCTGCGTTGCTGGCGGCGCTGGTCGCCTCGAACACCTCGACCGCTTGAACCGGGAAGCTCAGCGCCTCGGGCAGGACAGACCAGGAGGTCACATTGGTGGCGGCGTTGAAACTGACGCCGCGCAGCGTGATGGTCTGGCTCGTGCCATTCGCCAATTGCAGCCGGTAGTCCCGGCCGATGCGCACCCCCGCGCGCGTCCCCGGAAAAGTGATCGTGGCGCCCGTGTCGCCCGCCAGCGCCGCAGTTGCCGCCATGCCTGCAACCGCGCCGATCCGCGTCTCCACGGCCGCGCCGCCGCCCGAAACGCCGCCGCCGGTCGTGACAGACCATGCGGTGCGGCGGTCGACGAGGATCTCGCGGATGGCATCGATCGGCCCGTGGCAAAGCGCCAGATGCATCCCCAGCGAATAGCGATAGCCGACGGTCTGGGCCTTGCTGCTACCGCCCATCGCATGCCTCCCGCTGCTCGGCGATCGTGATCACCGGCTCCACCAGCGCATCCCCGGTCGCGCGCAGCCGGTCGGCCTCGATGCCGCAGTCCAGAAACGCTTGCCAGTCGAGCCCGTGGCGGCGGAACCATGGCCGCACGCCTGCGAGGCAGTAGCGCGCATCGCGCAGGTCCTGGATCGTCACGCGCGTCACTTCTTGCCACCTTTCTTCTTGATCGGGTCCACCTTCAGGTCGCCTGCCCAGACCACGTTCGGCCCCGTGATCAGTACCGTCCCGAATACCACCGGGATCGGCCGCCCTTCCTCGGCGGTGGGCAGCGAGAAATCGTCCAGCCCCGCCGCCTGGGGCTTCTCGACCTTGGGGCGCGGGCTCAGCGCATAGGAAATCGCCGAGAGCACCAGCCCGAGGACGAGCCGTGCGATGAAGGTCCAGACCATATGGCGTTCTCAGACGATGGAGCCGCCGCCGAAGGGATTGCGGCCGGGGATCTCGGGGAAGCCCCCGAAGTTGGCGAGGTTGCCGAACTTCGCCGCGCAGGTGGCGGCGCGCAGGTCACAGCCCGGGGCGATATCGGCGAGGACCGGGAGCGGTGTGTCGGTCTCCGGGTCGATCTCCGGTGCCGCGAGCGCCGCTGCCAACTCCGGCATCGGGCGCGACAGTGTGAAGGTGGCCCCGGCATGGCCGGTGATGAACCCGAGCTGCGCGCCGAACCTGAGCACACCGCCCCGGTACCAGCCGGCGGGCTCAGCCGACGCCTCAGGGATCGTCAGGCTCGAGGCGTTGCCGGATACAGCCGTCACCGTGCCGGTCAGCCAGTAGAGCGCGATGTCGAGGCCGCAGCCGCGCCCATAGAGCGCGTGTCGGCAAAGCCGCTGGTACTTGGCCCGCACGCCCGCGCGTCGCAGCGTGCTGAAGATCGACTCGGCCTGCAGCAGGATCCGCTGCCCCTCCACCTCGGCGCCCACCACGCGGCCCTTCCAATGCGCGACCGTCTCGCCCAGCACCTGTTCGTGACCGCGGAAGATGGTCAGCGTCACGGGCGAATTGCCTATGGGAGCGAGGAAGCGCCGCGCGAAGGGATGCGAGAGCGGCCAGGTCAGTTCCAGCCGCCCTCGCTCGATCTCGCTCGTCTGCACCACGTCGCCATGGGCGACGGCGGCGGGCTCCCAGGTGATCGTCGTCCCGCCGCTCCCCGCGCTGGTCCAGGCCGTGGCGCGGCTGGTGAAACGCCAGACCTGATCGCCTTCCACGAACTGGTAGAGGAAATAGGGTCGGCTCTCGGCGACCGAGGCTTCGATGCTGTCATAGGTCATGCGGGCACCTCGATGACAGGCAGCGTGACCTCGCTGGCGACAGCGCCATGCTGGATCTCGACGCGGTCGGCATCTGCGCGCATCGCGGTCAGGAAATGCACCCTCGTCGCGAGCGAAACCGGCTCGCCGAGGTTCGAGGACAGCGTCAGCCGGTGATCCGCGCCCTCGGCGATGGCGGCAGTGATCGTGCGGAACCGAAGCGCAGAGGGCATTTCCAGCAGGATCGCGCGGCCGAAATAGGCCGAGAGCGACGCGACCGGCGCCACGCGCATCAGCGTGGATCCAGAGGTCATGGCCGCGCGCAGCTGCAGCTCGCGCCCCCAGGTCGGCAGCCAGAAGCTGGCCTGCCGCCCTCGAAGCGACCAGAGCCAGCGGCGCAGGGCGTGACGCTCGGTAGGGCCTTGCGCCTTCAGCGTGATTGTCTCGCTCCGCTCGAAGACGTCGCGCAGCGGCTCGGCCACAACCGGGCCGAAGCCGTTGTCGACGTATTCCACAGCCCGGCGCAGGCTGGCGGTGAGCGGGCGGCGCACAAGGCTCGGGTCGGTCTGGACCGGGCGGCCGAGATAGGTCGGCAGCGCCGGTGCCGCGAAGTCCGGTGCATCGCGCAGCAGGAAGCTGGCCGTGACCGTGCCATCGCTCTGCCAGCGACGGGTGATCTCGATGGCCGAGGTCAGCACGCCTGCGCGGACCGGCGCGACTGTGATGCGCGGCGCAGCAACCACCGGACTGGGCAGTTGCAGCACCAGTGGCTCCGCGAGGATCAGCCGGTCGGGCTGAACGCTGGCGATGGCCACCGCAGCCGCTGCCCCACCGTCGACCACAATCGCTGCCAGGCCCCCGGCCCGGAAATCCGCCACGCCGGTGTCGAGCAGGATCTCCGTCGCACCTTGCACCAGCTCGGCCTCGGGCTGCAGCGCCATGTGCCAGAGCGGGACATGCCAGTCGCCTGCGAACCCCACGCGGGCGAGTTCCGCAGCACGCGCCATCCCCAACGCATCCAGCCTGTGCCGGAAGGTGACGATCTCTCGCGGCCGGGGTCGGAGCGCGATCCGCTGTTCGCCCGCGCGCGATGTCAGCACATCGGTGCGCCATTCCAGCACCTCGGTGATCTCCTGCGCCGCCGGGAAGGGCCAGAGTGGCAATTCAGGCATTCAGCGCACTCCGGTTGCGGCGGATGACGTTCAGGATCGCCCGCTCGCCCGAGGGCGTGGCGAGGTAGTCGCCGACCACAGACGGGTCGAGCACGTTGATGATGCGCGTCGACATGTCCTGCGCGGTTTGGGTGGGCGCGCTGTTCATCTCGACCCCGAGCCGCCCGTCGCGCCCGCGCCGCAGCGGCAGGATTGCCTCGGGCCCTGCCTCGCCCATCAGCCCGATGCCGCGGGAGAAGGGGAAGACAGTGGGCCGGTTCACGACGCCGCCGCGCGCGAAGGCCGTCAGTTCCTGACCACCTGCGAATGCGCCGCCCTTGGCGAAGCCGAACAGGCTCGCGAAGAAGCCACCCCCGCCGCCCATACCGGAGAAGGCCCGCATCAGCGCGTTCTCGATTGGCTTGAAGGCCAGCTCGATCAGCCGGTTCGCAAGGTTCTGGGCAATCCGCGAGATGGCACTCGCAAAGGTTTGCCAGGTGAACTCGCCGGACTGCAGCGCCTCCTTGATCGGGCCGACGATGTCCTGCGCGAGGCCTTGCGCGATCTCGCGCGAGCGTTCTTGGGCGGCGCGAACAGCTTCGGCCGTCGCCTCCCAGGCGCCCCGCGCCGTATCGGCCGCCTCACGCAGCGCCTGACCCGCCCCGCGACCGGCCCCGCCAGCACGGCCCGCAGCCTCGCCGGTGGCCTCGAGCGACTCGCCCAGCCCCTCGGCGGCCGTCCGCGCGCCGTTCAGCGCGGCCTCCGCGTCGAGACCGCTGCCCGTCACCGCCTCGCGCAGGGCGGCAATGGACTCGAGCGGTGCCGTCGCCGCTTCCGCCACACCGGCCATCGTCGCGCGGAGGGCCTCGGCCTGGCCGCGCGCTTCCTCTGCGTAAGCATTCAGCCCGAGGTCTGGCATCCTGATCGGCTCGGCACTGAATGCCGCCTGAAACGCAGCGCGTGCCTCGGAACCGGCCTCGGTCGCCGACCCCGCGAACGGATTGTCGATCCGGCCGAGTTCCAGATTGCCGATCAGCGAGACCCGCCGCTCGATCCCGAGCGCCTCGAGCCCGCCGTTGATCCCCTCGAGGAAACCGTTGATCCGCTGGCCGACGCCATTCAGCATGGCCTCGACGCCCGCAATCAGCGCATTCGCCGCCTGGAAGGCAAAATCCCCGATCGCCGAAGGCAGCGCGCCCCAGAGCACTTTGATCGCCTCAAACGCCCCCTGGAAGGTGTTCAGCGCCCCGTTCCCGAAACCGACCAAGGCTTCGAGCGAGTTCTGCAGTGCCTCGGCGATGGTGGCCTTGATGTCTGCCCAGCTTGCCATGATCGCGAGACCCATAGCGACCGCGCCAAGCTTCATGCGCTCCCAGACCTCGCGCGCGAGATCGCCCAGAAGCGAGAGCGCAGTGCCAAACCCGCCCACGCCGCGCACCAGCTGCCCGAACCAGTAGATGAGCTCGCCCGCACCCACGATCAGCGCCCCGATCCCGGTGCGGATGATCGCCCCGCGCAAGAGCGTCAGCGCGCCTGCGAGGCTGATGGTGGCGACCTGCGCCGCAATGAGCCCCGCAACCCAGCGCGCGGCCATGAAGCCCGCGAAGGCAATGCCGATGGCCGCCAGCCGCTCCATGTTGTCGGCGAGCCCGATCAGTGCCGCGGCCACCGTCGATGAGGCGCCGACCATCTGGTCCCAGGTGCCGACCAGTTGCAGCGCGGCATTGCCTATCAGCGTGAACGCATCGCCGATCGTCGCCGGCATGCTGTCGGCTTCCTCGCGCAGCAATTCGAGATTGCCGATCAGCGCCGTGCGGATCACCTCGCCGGTGATCCCGCCCTCTTGGCCCAGCCTGCGCAGGCCCGACACGGTGGTGCCAAGCTCGGCCGCCAGCAGTTCGGCCAGCCGCCCGCCGTTCTGGATCACGGTGTTGAGGTTGTCCCCGCTGAGTGTGCCAAGCGCCATGGCGCGCGACAGCGCGGTCTGGACCGAGGCCGCGCGTTCGGCGCGCGCGCCGGACACGACCATTGCGTTGTTCAGCGCTTCGGTGAAATCCAGCGACTCCGCCGTCGTCAGACCCAGCTCGCGTAGCGCCGTGGCACTGGCAAGCCAGGACTCCGTGGTCTGCCCGAGGCTGGAGTAGGTCCGGCGCGCCATGGCGGCGAGCCGTTCCATGACCGCAGCGCCCGCCTCCTGCGAGCCGGTGGCCAGATCGACGCGCGAGCGCAGGTCGGTCCACTGGTCGGCATAGGCCACGAGCTGCCGCGTGCTGATCGCGGCGCCGAGGATCCCCATTACGCGCCGCACCACGGCGCCGGTGATGTCGGCCTGCCGCTCGATCCGCTTGAAATTGCGCTCGCCCGCATCGCCGATGCCCTGAAACTCGGCCTTCACCTGCCGGCCGCCCTCGGCGACGAGGCGGACGGAGACGCGTTTCTGGGCCATGGATCAGACTTCCTGACGAGCGGGGCGCGGCTTGCGGGGCCGGTTCATCGGCCACCGGGCGGGGACGCCCGGTCATCGGACGCCCGCTGTTCGTTGAACTTGCGGACCGTCACGGCCTCGATCACCGGCAGGCATTCGGCCGCGATGAGCGGGGCGACCCCCAGCGCCTGCGCTATGGCCAGCGCCGCGGCCATGTCCCAGCCCAGAACCACAGTGCCGTCGGCGCTGGATGCAACGCGCAGTTGCCCCATCAGGCGCTGCGCCAGATCCCAGACTTGCCAGCCCTCGGGAGTTGTCGGCTCGTTCAGCCGCGCCGGGCAGTCCGGGCACGGGCCTTCGCAGGCTTGGCAGTAGCGATCGCCCCCGCCGAGCCACCATTCGGCAAGGGCGCAGAGACGTTTTTTTCCTGCTCGAGGAGCAGCCATTTGGCGACATAGGCGGATTGGAAGGCATCGAAGGCCGGCCAGATGTCGAGGAGCGCGTCGATGCCCTCGGGCGTCACCGGAACCGGGTTGCCCTCGGCATCGCCGACACCCTCCCAATCCAGCACCGCGCGCCGCGCGACCGCCTTGGCCATGATCATCGCCAGTTCCTCGGGCCCGGCATCAGACGGCAGCGCCTGGATCGCGGCATCGCTGCGGGCGGAGACCATCAGGGCCGTGGTCAGCGGGCGCAGCTGCAGCCGCACGCCCGGCAACAGGTCGAGCCAGCGCGGTGCGTTCGTCAGATCGAGTGTCAGCATCAGTAGGTCTCCCGTTCGTTCACCAGCGTGACCGTGCACATGCGCCCCGTCACC